CGGTCCGTCGATCCTGTACGGGTTCGCCATCGGTTTTCGGGAGGTCGTCGTTTGGCCGGTCCGCCTCCGAAGCCGGCTGGGCGTCGGCAGCGCCGCAACCCCCGATCATCGGTGGAGCGCGCCGGTCCTGAGCTGGTCGCGCTGGCCGGCGGCCGTGGGGAACCGCCAGCGGTGCCGGCGGGGCTGCTGAAGGCGGTCCGGGACAGCTGGCCGCGCTTCTGGGCATCGGAGCTCGCCCAGCTCGTCAAGCCGGAGACCGACCTGCCAGCGTTGGAGCGGCTGTGGAGCCTGTACGACGAGCGGGCCCGGGCGTTGCATGGCTACCGGCGCGCCCGGGTGGTGGCCGGCTCAATGGGGCAGCCGACCCTGAACCCGCTGTTCGCCGCGCTCAAGGCGTTGGACACCGAGATCCGCGCTCTCGAGGACCGCTTCGGGCTGACCCCGATGGCCAGGCTGCGGCTCGGCGTCGCGCTTGGCGAGGCCGCGCGGTCGCTGGAGGACCTGAACCGAGGCCTGGACGATGACGACGACGAGCCCGCCGACGCTGACCCGCGGCGCCGGGTTGTGGACGCCGCCAGTCGACCCGCTGCCGCCCACCCTGGGTCCGAGGATCTGCCGGTGGATGCAGCGGAGCCTGGTCCACGGCGAAGGTGACTACCTCGGCGAGCCGTTCCTGCTGGAGGACTGGCAGCGCGCCCTGATCTACCGGCTGTACGAGTACGACCCGGGCAGCCTGCGGCGGCTGGTGCGGCGGTTGCTGCTGGTGCTCCCGAAGGGCTGCGGGAAGACGGAGCTGGTCGCGGCGATCTGCCTGGCCGAGCTCGCCGGCCCGACCCAGCCGACCGCCGATGGCCGGGGGACGCTGCGGCGCTCGCCGAACATCCCGGTCGGGGCGGCCAGCTTCGAGCAGGCGGAGCGGCTGTTCGGTGCCGCCAGGACGATGGTCGCGGAGGGGCCGCTGCGACCGTTCGTGGAGACCTTCGACACCGAGCTGCTGCTGAAGGGCCGGCAGGGACGGCTGTTCCGGGTCGCCGCGGTCGCCGGCACCAACGACGGTGGCCTGCCGACCTGCTTCGGCGCCGACGAGATCCACGAGTGGGACGGCCGCAAGGAACGCGTCCACCTGATCATCGGCAACTCGCTGGCCAAGCGCGCCGACGGGCTGGAGCTCAACCTGTCGACCCCGGACGACGCCGACCCGGAATCGCTGTTCGGCCGCCTGCATGCCTACCTGCTGAAGGTCGCCTCCGGCGAGATCGTCGACCCGAGCTTCCTCGGGGTCTGGTACACCGCCCGCGAGCATTGGAACCTCGCCGACCCCGACCAGCTGCGAGCAGCGATCGCGGAGGCGACGCCGGCGAGTTGGCTGGACATCGACCGGATCGCCGCCCGGCTGGAGATCGACCGGATCCCAGAGCACGAGTTCCGCCGCTACCACCTGGCCCAGCTCGTCCGCCCGCAGGGCCAGTGGCTCCCACCCGGCGCCTGGGAGGACCTCGCCGACCCGGACCGGGGCACCCCGCCGGATGGGACCGAGATCGCCGCGTTCTTCGACGGCTCCTACAACGGCGACTGCTCGGCGCTGGTCGGGGTGGCGCCCGGGGAGCGGCCGCACCTGTTCGTCATCGACTGCTGGGAGCGGCCGGAGGACGCCACCGAGTGGCTGGTGCCCCGCGAGCAGGTCAAGGCCAGGGTCGCCGAGACGTTCCGCCGTTGGAAGGTGCGGCTGTTCGGCTACGACCCATTCGGCTGGCACGCCGAAGGCGAGGAGTGGACGGAGGCCTACGGCGAGGCGGTCGTGCTGTGGGAGACCAACCTCCGCAAGCGGATGGCGGCCGCCTGCTCACGGTTCTACACCGCAGTCGTGGCCGCCGGGGTGACCCAGGATGGCGACCCGCGGCTGGCCCGGCACCTGCGCAACGCCGTGGTCAAGGAGACCCCGGAAGGGGCCTACATCACCAAGGCGGGCCGGCACGGCCCCAAGATCGACCTGGCCGTGGCCGCGGTTGGTGTCCTGGACCTGGCCGCGACGCCCGCTGACCGACTGCCGGCGCCGGCGACCGGCGCCGCCGCAGAGGGTGACGACCGGGAGCTGTGGCGGCCCACCCAGCGACTCAAGGTCTGAGCAACGCGGCGCGAGCAGCGCGCGAATCGACGAGGAGGCATGACCGTGTTCCCTGACCTGCCCGTCCCGGACCGCGCGACCGTCCTCAGCGTCCTGTCGAACCTGCTCGGCCTGCTCGGGCTGGTACTCGCGCCGCTGGCGGTCGGCGGGGTCACCCGCAACGGCTACTGGGCGATGGCGGTCGCCGCGGCCGAGCTGGGAGCGCTGTCGTATCTGGTCGGGTTGGCCGCGCAGCAGGCCAAGGCGAAGGCCGGACCGCGGGCGGCGACGGAGCGGCGCGCCGCGTGAGCCGCTACCACGATTTCAGCATCACTGAGCGCGCCGACGGCCGGCTGGAGGTCAACGACCCGCCGCCGGTCGGCGCGCTATCGCCGTTCGCGTGCGAGCTGCTCGCCAGCACCGCAGCGGAACGCGGGGTCGGTGTCGATGACGAAGGCCGGCTCGTCGTCCTCGGCCTCGTCTTCCGGCCAGTCAGGTTCGATTCGGGCGGCATCCAGTTTGGCCAGCCGCAGACGATCGTCTGCGAGCGGGTGGCCTAGATGAGCTGGCTGGACCTGGTCCGGGCTACCGAGGCGACCCCCGAGCAGCTGGTCGCCACCGGCGCGCTGCTCGGCACCGCCGGCCGCGACCCGATCGACGGGGACACCGGCTGGAAGCTGGCCGGCAGCGCCGGCCGGCAGGTGCCCTACTGGACGCAGGAGAAGGCCCGCGCGTACTCGGTGGCGGCCTACCGGTCCAACCCGATGGCCCGCGCGATCATCGACACCTACACCAGCTTCTGCGTCGGCGATTCCGGCCTGAGCCTGCAGGTGACCAACCCGGATGTCCGCCGGATCGCCGAGGAGTTCTGGGCCGACCCGCGCAACGCGCTCGGCGGCCAGGAGCTGTGGCTACGCGACCAGCTCCTCAACGGCGAGACGCTGATCGAGCTGATGCAAGGCCCGATGTCGGGTGTGGTGCGGATCGCCCCGGTCGACCCGGCATGGATCACCGACGTGACCCTGGTCGCCGGGAACCCGCTGTGGCCCGACCGGGTGCTGTTCCGCTGGGCCGGCGACGCCGGCGAGGACCGCCGCTTCCAGGTCGTCCAGGTCGACGACGAGACCGGGCTGCGGGCCGGTGAGGCGATGTTCTGGACGCCGTTCAAGACGCTGCTCACCGACACGCGCAGCATCCCGTTCCTGATGCCGATCCTGGACTGGCTCGACAGCTACGACACGGTCCTGTCGAACCTGATCGACCGGACCGCGCTGGCCCGCTACCTGGTGTGGGACGTGACCGTCCAAGGCGACCAGGCCGCGGTCGACGAGTTCCTGGAGCAACGCGGCGGCAACGCGATCCCCCCGTCGGGGTCGGTCGAGGTCCACAACGAGTCGGTCAGCTGGGAGGCGAAGCAGGCCCAGGCCGGCGCGTACGAGGACAAGGTCGCCGCCCAGTCGGTACTGACCAACATCGCGGGCGGGTCGGGGCTGGCTAAGACGTGGCTGGCGGAGCCGGAGGACGCCAACCGGGCCACGAGCCTCACCATGGCTGAACCGGTCCGCCGCCGCGTCGGGGGGGTCCAGAAGACATGGCTCGGCTACCAGACCGAGCTGGTCCGCTTCGCGGTCGACCGGGCGGTCGCGGCCAACCGGCTGCCGGCCACTGTGCAGGCGGTCGACCCGAAGACCGGGCAGACGTTCGACCTCCCGGCCGCGCAGTCGGTGCTGGTGACCGGCCCGGAGGTCGCCGCCGCCGACGCGCAGATCACCGCGCAGGTGCTGCTGAACCTGTCGACCGGGCTGGAGAAGCTCGTCCAGATCGGCGCGTTGTCCCGGGAGGGCGCCGCGGTCGCGGCCCGCAAGGGCTGGGAGGACTACATGGGGGTGCCGTACACCTCCGACCTCGATACCCCCGACGCGAACCCTGACGACGTGGCCGGCGCGGTCGACGACGCCAAGACACGGCTGGCCAAGGCGATGGGCGACATGACCGCCGACCAGGTCCGGCGGCTGCTGCCCACTCTCGTCGGCAACGGCAACGGCAACGGCAACTGAGGAGGAACACCTATGTCCCGTTCAGAGGAGGCCGAGGCGAGGCGGCGCGGCGTCGCCGGCGACGGCAGCCACCACGCCGACGAGCCGGCCGAGCCGATGAGCAAGGCGCACGCGGCGCAGCTGCTCGGCGTCCGCGAGGCCGACATCGCCGAGGTCCGCATCGTCGACGACGGCGATCTGGTCGTGCACGCCAGCGGCCGCGGCACCGTCATCCCCCTCGGCGGCGGCAGCTACTACGACGTGGAGAAGGTGCCGGCCCCCCCGTCGGCCAAGCCGGAACCCAAGGCGCCGGCGAAGGGCGGCAAGGCGTCGTCGTGAGCGTCCACGCCCACCCGGAGTACGACCCGACGTGTCCGCGGTGCGTGCAAGAGGCCGCCAACGCCGGCTTTCGTGGTTCCCAGGCGCCACCGGAGGCGCTCGGCCGCGCCGAGGGCGCCGACGTGGTGACCTGCCCGAACTGCGGCCATCGGTTCCAGCCGGGCGAGCAGGAGCCGGTCCGGTCCACCGAGGCCTGACCGGTGCCGTGGCATGTGGCGCGCTCATCGGAATGCGGCACGTCCAAGCCGTGGGCGGTCATCAAGGACGCGGATGGGGCGGTCCTCGCCTGCCATGCCACGAAGGGCGACGCGAACAAGCAGTTGGCCGCGTTGTACGCCAACGAGCAGGGAGAAAGCCATATGAGCGCTGCGGCTCCCGAGGCTGAAGCGGCACAGGCCGTCCAGGCCACCGAGGGCAAGCCACCCGAGACCTCCGAGGCCCTAGAAGCCGAAGCTTCCCAGGCCGCCGAGGCGAAGGCCAAGGCGACCGCGACCAAGCCGCACGGCGAGGTCGACTACGCCGATCCTGGTTATCTGGACGGCGCCAGGGAGCAGTCCTCCGACACCGGCCTGACCCCGGTCGCCCGCTACGACCTGAGCACCAAGGACAAGGTCCGCGCCGCCTGGTCGTACATCAACATGCCGAAGAACCAGAAGGGCTACACCGCCAGCCAACTGAAGCAGATCAAGGGGCGGATCAAGACGGCCGCGGCGAAGTTCGGCATCACCATCAGCGACACCTCGACCGAGGCGATGATCGACGGGACCCGCAGCTTCGACGACACCAAGGAGCTGGTCCGCCAGGCGCTCCAGGAGCGCCTCCGGGAGGAGTCCGGCGAGCTCTACGCCTACTGCTACATCGCCGACCTCACCACCAGCCAGGTCGTCTACTCGGCCGGCGGCACCGACGAGCTGCAGCAGTGCAGCTACCAGGTCGACGGCGCCGGCGAGGTCACCCTGGGGTCCCCGTCCCAGGTCGTGCGGACCTACACGCCCGCGCCTGCGGCGTTCCTGGCTGGCGAGGCGGCGCCCGCATCGGACCCCGCATCGGATCCCGCACCACCGGCCGACGGGCCGCCGCCGGCGCCGCAGCAGCGCGACCGGATCGACGGGCGGGTCCTGGAAGCCAAAGGCACCGACGAGACCGGCGGGCGGGTGTTCGGGGTGCGGATCATCGCCTACGGCGACAGCCGCAACCAGCGCCGCTACCCGGAAGCGGTCATGCGGGCCGCGGTGCCGCTGTACGAGGGCGCCAAAGCCTACGACCACCACCGCAGCGACGCCGAGATGGCGTCCTCCACCATCCAGGGCCTGATCGGCTACTACCGCGACGTGACCGCAGGCGCCGAAGGCGTCGAAGGCGACCTGCATCTGCTGCCCGGCGCGGCCCACGCCGCCGAGGCGCTGGACGCCTCGCTGGCCGCGCAGGAGGCCGGCCTGCCGCCGCTGGTGGGCGTCTCCCACGACGTGTACGCCACCTACAAGGCGGTCGTGGCGGGCGGCCGGCGGCTGCAGGAGGCCACCGCGATCACCAAGGTCAATTCCTCCGACGTGGTGGCGGACCCGGCGGCCGGCGGCCGGGCCGTGCGGATGGTCGCCGGCGGCGAAGCCCCCACCGAGGATCCATCGACCGGCGACAACGGGTCGGCCGGGGAAGGCGAAGGAGACCAGACCATGCCAGAGCCGACGACGGAGAGCGTGCTCGCCCTCCTTGGTTCCGCGACCGACGAGCAGCTGGCCGCCGTCGGCCTC